GAATCAAATAATGGTATGGTTCCTGATGATGGATCTGCTATAAACGTTAAAAGAGAAGCGCAGGCAAATTTAGGAAGGGTAACAGTTAGTATAACATAATGACATACGCAGAATTAGTACAAAAAATAAGAGATTATACAGAAGTAGATTCTAATGTTTTAACATCTACTATTGTAGATGGATTTATTTCTGATGCAGAATTTAGAATTTTAAGAGATGTAGATTCTGATAACAATAGAAGATATGCTACAGCTAATTTAGTAGCTTCAAACAGATTTATAGATACACCGGATAATTTATTGGTAATCAGATCAGCTCAAATAATAGACTCTGATGGAAGTTCACAACCTGATAATAGAGAGTTTTTAGAGTACAGAGACACTAGTTATATGTCAGAATATAACCCAACTGGTGCAAATGGCGTACCTAAATATTATGGATTTTGGGATAATAATACTATTGTTTTAGCTCCTACCCCAGATGCTTCTTACACAATTCAGTTAAATTATATATTGAAAGATGCCGGTTTATCGAGTACAAATACAGTTACATATTTAAGTCAAAATTTTCCCAATGGCTTATTATATGCTTGCTTAGTAGAAGCATTTTCATTTTTGAAGGGGCCAAATGATCTCTTGCAATTATACGAAGGAAAGTATAAACAAGTAGTTGAAGGCTTCTCTATAGAACAAATGGGAAGACGAAGACGAGATGAATATCAATCAGGTGTTCCTCGAGTCGGAGGTAAATAAGGAGAAAAAAAACTATGGCTATAACACAAGCGATCGCAAATTCTTTCAAGAAACAATTGTTAGAAGGTGATCATAACTTTAAAAGTGCTGGTGGAGATGTTTTTAAATTAGCTCTTTATACCGCAGGTGCAACTTTAACTTCTGCTACAACTTCATATACTACTTCAAATGAAGTGGCTCCTTCTGGACAATACTCAGCAGGTGGTGGTACATTAGTTAATGCTGGAACATCTATTACTGCTGGTGTAGCTAGAGTCGATTTTAATAACTTATCTTTTACTGGTGTAACGTTAACTGCTAGAGGTGCATTAATTTATAATACATCTGCTGCCGTTACTGATTCAGCTGTTGCTGTTTTAGATTTCGGTTCAGATAAAACTGCAACTTCTGGAACGTTTACAATTCAGTTTCCAGCGCCAACATCAACTGCAGCGATCTTAAGAATCTCTGGTTAGTCGTAGGAGGTAACTTCCTATGGCCAATACTTGGGGTGAATTAACTTGGAGCGCAGGTCTATACGGCTTGCAAAATGACGGAAACGTTTCTCCGAGTGGAATCTCTCTGTCTTCAAATTTAGGAAGTGTTTTAATTAATGCTGAAGTTAATCAAGGTTGGGGATCGGATACTTGGGGTTATGAGACTTGGGGTATCTCTGGTTTAACTGTTGATCTAACAGGAATTGCATTATCATCTAATTTAGGTTCAATCACTATTACTGCAGATGCGTCTGCAGATTTAACCGGTGAAGAATTAACTGGTGCATTAACAACACCAGAAGCAAGTTCAACATTTGTTGCAGATGTAACTGGTCAAGCAATGACTATGGATCTAACGTTTGATCCAGAAATCATTACACCTATTGGTCAAGAATTAACAGCTACAACAGGTACCGCTACATTAGAAGCAAATACTATTGCAGAAGTATCTGCTAAATCTGCTTCGACTTGGAATGGTAATTATGCATGGGGCTTTGGTGCCTGGGGCAATGAACAAGTAGACACTTTAACTATGTCTATGTTGGAAGGCAACCTGGATCCGGCACCAGATGTTTCATTAACCGGTAATGCAGCAGCAATGGCTCTTGGAGAAGAAACCATTACTGCTAATGCAGATGTATTGGTAACAGGTCAAACAATGACCATGACAGAAGATTCTGTCACTATTGATTTAAATACTCCTGTAGATGTAACCGGTTTTGCATTAACTATGCAAGAAGGGGACGAAACAGCTACTGGAAATGCAACTGTTTCTTTAACAGGAATTGACTTGACAATAGACGAAGGAAGCCTTAAAACTTTAATCTGGAACCAGATAAATACAGGTCCAGCTCCTATCTGGGTAGAAGTTGACACAGCTGCTTAAATTTAGTAAAAGTATAAATAACGGAGACGTAAAAAATTATGGCAAACTCAACATCAGCTAATTTAAAATTAACTGTACAAGCAACCGGTGAAAACTCGGGAACTTGGGGACAAATCACAAACACAAACTTATTAATTTTAGAACAAGCTATTGGTGGTTATGATGCAGTTGGAGTTACTTCAGGTGCAACTTTAACATTTTCAAATGGCGCATTATCAAATGGTAAAAATCAAGTATTAAAATTAACAGGCACAATTTCAGGAGCGGTTAACGTTGTTATTCCGGATTCAGTAGAAAAAACTTACGTTATTGAAAACGCAACTATAGGTGCATTTACTGTAACTGTTAAAACAACTTCTGGCTCAGGTGTAACTTGGGCAGCAACTGACAAAGGTACTAAAATGGTTTACTCTGATGGTACTGATGTTATTGATACAGCTTTTACAGATTTATCTTCAGACATCACTCCACAATTATCTGGAAATTTAGATACTAACGGAAATAATATTTTAGTTGATGATACTAAAGGTATTTTAGATGATTCATCAAATGAACAATTAATTTTTTCAAAAACAGCTTCCGCAGTTAACCACTTACAAGTTAAAAATGCAGCTGCTTCAGGTACACCTTCAATTACTGCAATTGGAGATGATACGAATATTGGAGTTTCAATTCAGCCAAAAGGTGATGGGAAAGTTACTTTAGATCAATTAGTATTTCCAACTGGCACAGGTTCAGCAGATCAAATTTTAACAACCGATGGTTCTGGAAATTTATCTTTCGTAGATAATTCTGGTGGAACATCTTGGCAATCAGTTATTACTGCAGATCCAGCTAACGCTGTAGCAGGTAATGGTTATTTTTGTGATACTTCAGGTGGAGCATTTACTGTAACACTTCCAACTTCTCCAGCTTTAGGAGATGAAATATCATTTGTAGATTATGCAGGCACATTCGATACAAACAACCTTACGATCGGTCGTAATGGCAATCCCATACAAGGAGCAGCATCTGACCTAACCGTTTCAGTTGAGAGAGCAGGTTTGACACTTGTTTTTGTTGACGGGACTCAAGGTTGGTTGTTGAAGAATAAATAATGTCGACATATAAACAGATTCAAGGCACCGCTGTACAAAACAATGCTGGCACTTTAGAGAATGCCGCAGAAGGCCAACTATGGTACGACAGCACGAATGCAAATTTCAAATACAGTTATGTAGCGACTACAAATGCCTGGTCTACGGGTGGTGCTTTAAATACAGGTAGAGAAGGATTAGCAGGAGCAGGATCTCAAACAGCAGGACTTGCTTTTGGAGACACAGATGGATTTACAGAATCTTATAATGGATCAAGTTGGACAGAAGTTAATGACTTAAATACTGGAAGATCTCAATTAGGAGGAACAGGTACTCAAACAGCTGCTATAGCAGCAGGTGGAGATCAAACTACGGGATATACAGAAACTTGGAATGGTACTAGTTGGACTGAAGTAAATGATTTAAATTTAGCAAGAAATAAATTAAATGGTATGTCAGGCACTCAAACTTCAGGTTTAATTTTTGGTGGAGATGCAGCACCTGGTACAGTTGCTAATACAGAATCTTGGAATGGAACGTCTTGGACAGAGGTCAATGACTTAAATACTGCTAGATACTATAATTCAGGAACAGGTGCAGATAATACATCTGCTTTAACTTTTGGTGGTTCAACTCCAGCGCTAACAGCTGCAACAGAGTCTTGGAATGGAACAAGTTGGACTGAAGTTGCTGATTTAAATTTAGGTAGACAACAATTAGCAGGATCAGGATTACAAACAGCAGCATTAGGTTTTGGTGGATCAGGCCCTCTTGGACCAGGTACACCTGGTGCAACAGAATCTTGGAATGGTTCTGCTTGGACAGAAATTAATGATTTAAGTCAAGCAAGATCTGGTTTAAGTGGTTCTAGAATTACAGGAAATTCATCAGCATTAGCTTTTGGTGGAGATACTGCACCACAAGCCGCAACCGAAGAATTCAACACGGGCCTAGCAGCCGGAGCCTGGTCTACGGGTGGGGATATGAATACGTCGAGACGTGCTTTAGCAGGATGTGGAACACAAACAGCAGCTTTAGCTTTTGGTGGGGAAAACTCAAATTTTTCAGAACTTGCTTTAACAGAAGCCTATGATGGTACAAGCTGGACGGAAGTAAATGATATAAATACAGCAAGACAATATTTAGCAGGAGCTGGTATTCAAACATCCGCTTTGGCTTTTGGTGGATTGTTTCCTACAGTTACTAAAGTAGCTGCAACCGAATCTTGGGATGGAAGTAGTTGGACTGAAGTAAACGATTTGAATAGTGCAAGAAATTTTTTAGCAGGCGCAGGTGCTGATAATACATCTGCGTTAGCTATTGGAGGAAGTTTACCCCCTTCAACAGGAGCAACAGAATCTTGGAATGGTACAAGTTGGACGGAATTGAATGATTTAAATACTGCAAGACAAAATTTAGCAGCAGCTGGGATACAAACTGCAGCTTTAGTTTTTGGTGGAGGAGGACCAGGAGTACTTACAGAGTCTTGGGATGGTACAAGTTGGACAGAAGTAAATGATTTAAATACGGGAAGAGATAGATTAGCAGGAGCTGGTACTCAAACTTCAGCTTTGGCTTTTGGTGGTAGTCCAACAAGTCCTTTAACAGAATCTTGGAATGGAACAAGTTGGATTACTACTAGTAATTTAAACACAGGAAGAGAAACTTTAGCAGGAGCTGGAACAGATAATACTTCAGCTTTAGCTTTTGGAGGAATATATGATGCAGCAGATCCAGGAGCAACCGAAGAATGGAATGTTCCAGGTACAATAGTAGAAACAATAACAACATCTTAATAAGGAGGAAACTATGGCAAAAACATATCAATACTGTGTAGCAGAAAACTGGGGAAAGGGATTCATCGATCATGTTGAATCTTCTAGAATCACGTTTAAAAGCTATCCTGGTAATATTTGGCAAGTTCCTGCATACAACAAACATGGTAATCTTTGGATTGCGAAAGTTGCAGGATCTGTTAAAACTAAGGATGAAGCACAAGCGATTGTTAACGCTGAGGTTGCCAATGCTCAAAATGCATGGGACGCTGACAATGTAGACGGCGAAACTGCAGAACAAAAAGAAGAGCGAATTGGTTCTAGACCTGCGGACATAACATTGGAGGACTAAAAATTTAAATGGCTGATTATAAGACTATAAAAGGCACCAAGATCCAAAACTATACTACGGATCCCGACAATCCGTTGACGGGACAGGTGTGGTATAATGAGACGGATCAGGTATTGAAAACATTTTATTTTGATCCAGGAAGCTGGTCTACGGGTGGGGATTTGAATACTGGAAGACGTTATTTAGCAGGTGCTGGTATACAAACTGCAGCTTTAGCTTTTGGTGGATTTCCAACAACAGGTGCAACAGAATCTTATAATGGCACAAGTTGGACAGAATTAAATGATTTAACTACGTCAAGATATGGTTTAGCGGGAGCAGGAACTCAAACAGCTGCTTTAGGTTTTGGCGGATTTGCTCCACCTGCAACTGCTGTAACAGAGTCTTGGAATGGAACGAGTTGGACAGAAGTCAATGACTTAAACACGGCAAGATATTATTTAATAGGAGATGGAACTCAAACAGCAGCTTTAGCTTTTGGTGGATCAACTGGTTCTGTTACTGGTGTAACAGAATCTTGGAATGGTACAAGTTGGACAGAAGTCAATGATTTAAATTCTGGAAGAAAAAATTTAGCAGGAGCAGGAACGCAAACATCTGCTTTAGCTTTTGGTGGAGAAATTGATCCTCCTCCAACAGCAGCAACAGAGTCTTGGAATGGCACAAGTTGGACAGAAGTTAACGATCTTAATACTATAAGATCAGAATTAGCAGGTGCAGGTGTAGACAACACATCAGCTTTAGCTTTTGGTGGTGCTGTTACACCAAATACATTTACAGAATCTTGGAATGGAACGAGTTGGACTGAAGTAAATGATATGAATATTGGAAGTGATGCTTTTGCAGGAACTGGTACCCAAACAGCTGCTTTAGGTTTTGGTGGACCAACGCCTGTATCTAGTGCAACCGAAGAATGGAATCAAGGTCCATTTACAAAAACAATAACATCGAGTTAAAATTATGAGTACATATAAACAAATTGCAGGCACAAACATCGAGGTTCTTTCATCAGATCCCGCGAATCCTCTTGAAGGACAAGTTTGGTATAATTCAACATCTAATACTGTAAAAGCAGTGTTTAACAATCCAGGCAGCTGGTCTACGGGTGGGGATTTGAATACGTCAAGAGAACGATTAGCAGGTGCAGGTACACAAACATCAGCACTTGGTGCTGGTGGATCAGGGCCAGTAG